GATCATCTTGGCGGCAACGTCACCGATGGACTGCCAGCCGTTATCCGTGGCGACTTGGACCAGCACGGCCCCGCCCTTGATTTTCTCTTTGCGCTCGATGGAAAGGGACCATCCGTAATCATCGACGCCAGACGCCTGCGCGATGCCGTCCAGCCCGGCCTTGATCGAGGCCAGCATGTTATCGAGGTCGCGGCGCACCGCGTCGGGCGGGTAGAACATGATCGACAGTTTGGCATCCGCTGGCACAACCACACCCGCAGCCTTGGCCGCGAAGAAACCCGCCTCGCGATACCCGCGCCGCTTGTCAGTGGTTGAACGGCGGTCCTTGCGGCTGTTTGGTGACAGTTCCTTGGGGGGCCATGGCAGGTGAATGATGTTTGCGCCGGTCATTTGCGGCCCCGATCCAGCCGCTTGCGCCGCTCTGTGAAGGCATAGGCCGCGCCGTCTGGCAGCGTTTCGCCACGGGCGCGGATGGCCTCGCGCATCGCGTCCAGTTCCTCGACGGTCGGGCATGTGCCTATCTTGTCGATCAGGTGGGGGTCTGTGTTGAGGGTCATGCAGCCGTCTCATCCGCATAGTCCGAGGCGCGCTCAAGGCGCTTGCGGCATGGCGCTATCCAGTCGAACGTGCTCCGGCCTGTGCGATCATTGTTGCGCCAGATCAGCCAGCAATAGGCGGTGGCGGTGCTGCCTTTCGCAGACAGCTTGCCCTTGTGCATCACGACGCGCTCAGAGAATTGCAGAATGTCGGTCGGCGCACCCGTGCTGAAAAGATCGTTGTAGCGCCCGATGCCCTCAAGGAACGCGGTGCGGACAATGACAGCAACACCGTGGCGGCTGGTGTTGCGTGCCTGAGTGATGAATTGCTGCGCCAACCGGAATGGTGGGTTGGTGATCGTCCAGGCCACAATGCCTACGGGATCTGCGCCGAAGATGTAATCTTGCACCCTAAAGCCCGCGCCATAGTCGTGAATGTCGGACGCCTCGACGTGATCAAAGTATTCACGCAGCGGCTTGACCATGTGCCCACGGTTTGCGGCAGGCTCTCGGCAGTCCATCGCGCCCAATTCATAGCCCATGGACAGAAGCCAATCGCACAACGCGCGGGTTGCCCAAGGCGGTGTCGGAAAGTCGTCAAGGCTGGCGTGCGGCTCTGACCGCTGCTGCATAACTGCGCTGCTAGTGTTCTGGTTCATTTCATAGCCCCCGAAAAGCCCGCCGCGTCCGTCTGGGAGGGTCTGGACGCGGCGGTAGTTGCCGCAACAGGGTCGGGGAGGATCGACCGTGCGGCAGAGGCACCCGCCGTAGCGGGATGGGTGTGGCGGGTCATTGCGTGGCCTCCGCTTGCAGAATGGCGCGGCCAATCAGTTCGGGGATTTGGGGGACAACGGCGTTTCCGGCGGATTTTATTCTGCGTCTGTCCACTGCGCAGGAAACCCCATCGCCATTTCGTACAGGTGCGCCACGTTCTGCCATGCGACACCAGCCATCAATGCTTCCGTCGAAAGGGACGGAGAATGGCGTGAACTCGCTGCTAAAAACGCAGTCGTCCGCGATAGGTCTTTGCCGTCTCTTGCGTTTGGGGTAGGCAATAATCCAGATACGTTCGCGGCGATGAGCACCGCCCAGGGCCGAAGCGGGTATATTGTGCCACTCCGCATCATACCCGATTGCGGCCAAGTCGGATAGGATTGTGGCGAACCATGCGCCGGCGTTTCCATTTGGTCCAGAAAGCAAGGCGCTGACATTTTCCAGGACAATGTAATCAAGTCGTATTTCGCCAGCCAGTCTAATGACATGCGCATAAAGCCCGCTTCGCGTTCCTTCTCCAATGCCAGCTTGACGCCCTGCAACGCTAATGTCTTGGCATGGAAAGCCTCCTGTGAGCACGTTTGGGGCAATTCCGTCTCTTGCCAGAATGTCGCCTGTGAGTTTGGTAACATCTTCATAGCAGGGCACCTCCGGCCAGTGCTTCGCCAATACCTTGCGGGGGAATGGCTCGATTTCGCAGAACGCCACGGTTTCAAACCCGCCCGTGCGCTCTAGGCCAAGGCTGAATCCGCCTATGCCGGCGAACAAATCTAGGACGCGCAGCTTACTCATTGTGTGGCCTCAAGTGCAGCCATGCCGTCCGGCGTGCGGGCAAGGACCGTGTGCATTGTGAGGGAAAGCGGGGTGCTCATGACGAAGCCCCCGCAGATTTCCCCGTAGCGTTTTTATCAGCGACTTGCGCACGAGACGCCTTATCCGCGTGGATCCACTCCGCAACACGGCGAATTGTGTCGCGATGTGCCGTGCCACGCTTAATGCGGTCATAGGCATTCCTATTCCGCACGGCGAACTGACCAATGGTTGTCACTTCAAGACCAAAAGTCTCGGCGTGTTCTTCCATGGCCTTGATTATGAGATTTTCCTGCATAACTCTCAATTAGACTAATGTCTAAGTGTGGTCAAGAACGTATGTTAGACAATCGGCTTGTAGCGCCGTATTTCATCAAGTGATTTTGGCGCGCTCATATTTTTTAGACTGCTGTCTAATTTAGGGTTTGACTTAGACAATCGTCTAACGTAAACCTTCCTCATAGCCACAACGGCACATGAGGGAAAAGACATGAACCCCACGATTATAAAAATGGCCCTACGCGCCCTTGAGCGGCACGAGCGGATCGAGCGCAACACGGTCACGCTGCGCAGCGACAAGTATCACTGGCTCGACAGCGACGACGAGACGCCACCGTCTGCGGCCACCGCTTACCCCAGCGAACACGCGCCAGCACAATGAGCATTCACCGCACCATCGCCCCCGCCCCTACAGCGCGCGGCAGATTTACCCACATCGACAACAGCGAAGCAACAAACGGTCGCATCTACACCTCGACTGAAATCGAAGGAATGACCGAGGCAGATATGATCGAGCGCCGCGACCAGCTTTCGGCGGGTGGCTTTAAAACGCGCGCCGCTGAATTGCAGCGCGGCTGGGCATTCCAGCACAGGTTCAACCGCGCCGACCACGCATAAATTCAAGATCAACAGGAGACAGCAGAATGAACGATAACGACTGGAAAATACTCGCCAAGCATAGCGTCAAACCGGACAACCTCACGGTCGGACGGTCGCTGGACCTGAGCGGCACGGCCATCACCGCGCTGCCGGACAACCTCACGGTCGGACGGTCGCTGGACCTGAGAGGCACGGCCATCACCGCGCTTTACACAAGCAACCATGGCTACCGATTGGACCGCGCTGGAAGCTCATACATCGCGGGTTGCCGCAACTTCACCGCCGCAGAGGCTTTGGCGCACTGGGGCGGCGACGAATACCCAGACAAAAGGCGTGGGGCAGAGTTTTGCGCCGCCGTGACCGCAGAAGAAGCACGCCGCGCAGCACAACAGGAGACAGCAGAATGAAAAACCAAGAAACAAAAGCCGAACTGGACCGCGCAAACTGTGCGCTTGTAGATCGCATAGGCAAGCAGCCGTATATCGACTTGAGACTAGAGCTCCACTCAAGCGGGAAATGGGAGTGCGGTGCGGCATATCTGGATAGCGGCATGAAGAACCGTTTCAGCGGCGACAGATGCGACACGCCAGAGCAGGCATTCGCGTCTGTGTTTGCCAAGATCGAAGCGCTGCCCTCGCCAGACGATGCGGTGAAGCACGAGTACATGACGCGCGTTGCATCGGCCATCGACTACGCCACAGAAAACGCGCTGCCGGAAGAATACGTGGCCCCTCTGCGCGGCGTATCAACCGCCATGACGGAAAACCTGCTGACACACCGCAAGGCAGGTGCGGCATGAACCGCCCCGACGAGAACCTGCAAGACTTTGACCTCTACGCAGACGCCCGCCCTTTTGGCCGCGATCCGCACGGCTCCAGCCTCATTCGCGGCGTGATTATCGGCCTGATTTTGTGGGCCTGCATCTTGGCCGCAGTCATTGCCGGTTCGCGCCTGGTCACCAGCGCAGTTGAGCGCGTCAACCACGACACCGCCGGGATGATCTGCCCGACGCCAGCCTGCTGAGAGGATACAGCGATGAACGCCGTTACCGAAATCAAAGCCGACGCGCAAACGTGCCCCCCGCGCGCATCGCACTCGCAGCAGTTGGCCCAGCACCACCGCGCCGAATATCGCCGCGCGCTTGATACTGGAAAAGCCGCGCGCACTCCGCTCGCGCTGGAAACGGCGCAAGGCTGGATGGACCACCACGCCAAGCTGGTCAAGATGCTGGAGGGATGGGCATGAACTGGGAAACCGTTACCGACCAACTCAAAGCGCCGCTGGACCCAGCCGCAATCAAGCCACCACCGCAGGGTAAGTTTGGCGAGTACGTTGACGGGCTGCATGTGATCCGTGAGGCCAATCGCATTTTTGGCTTTAACGGCTGGTCATACACCGTCGAGCGTTTGGAACTGGTGTGCCGGATTGAAACCCAGAGCGGGCAAATCCGCATTGGCTATCTATGTTCAGTCAAGGTTGTTGTAGACGGTGTTTGCCGCGAAGGAACTGCCGTTGGGAATGGGGCTGGAAAGCCAGGCAACGAGGCGGATATCCACGAAAGCGCTGTGAAAGAAGCCGAGACAGACGCGCTCAAACGCGCACTTCGCACCTTTGGCAACACGTTCGGTCTGGCGCTCTATGACAAAGACAAGTCCAACCGCGAGGTCGCAAAGCCCGCCCCCGATCCAGAGCAAGAGGCGCGCGAGCAAGCCGAGGCTGCGGCGCGGGCAAAGCAACAAGCGGATCAATTCAAGAACGGCATACTGCGCGACATGAACGGCGTACGCACCATTGAGGCAATCACCAACATCGAGAACCACCCGAAATTCAAAGCGGACATGGTGAAGCTGCGGGCAATGAGCGGTGACGCCGCGCTCGAAGTTGAGGAGCGGCTAGGTGAAATTAAGGCCGAATTCACCCCGCGCGACCAAAGCCAGAGAAACGAAAACCAATACGCAGGATCAGTACAATGAACGATATGAACCCCCGCGCCATACCCGGCGACAATAACCCGCCAGACCCCATAGACACGATCACGGCGACATACGAAGCCGAGCGCGAAGAAGCTGCCAACTGGGCAGACGGCACGCCCGTAGATAACGAAGCCCAGATGGCCGAAGTCGATGCCCTGCGCAAGGCCATGCGCGAATGGCGGCTATCACTGGAGAAGGGCCAGAAAGAGGCCACAGCCCCGCTGCACGCTGCGTATAAGGCAGAACTGGACTGCTGGAAGCCCACTATTGAGGACGCCAAGCGCGTTGAGGGGTGCCTTGTGTCGCTGGTCGATGTGTTCAAGCGGAAGGTGGCCGCAGAGAAGAAAGAGGCCGAGCGTCTGGCATGGGAGGAAACCAACCGCCTGCGCCGTGAGGCTGAGGAGAAGGCCAGCGCCGCCGATGCTGGCAACCTTGAGGCGCAGCGTGAAGCCGAGGCCGCACGGCAGGCCGCGATGGAGGCTGACAAAGCCGCCCGCGCCGCCGCCAAGGATACGGTCAAGGGCATGCGCACCGTCACGCGATACGAGATCGAAAGCCACAAGGCTGCGCTCACCGACATCTACACCAAAGATCAGGACGCCGTGTCTGCATTTATCGAGGACTACGTGCGCCGAAACCACAAGGCCCGCGCCATCGACGGTGTGCGCGTCTGGACCGAAAAGGGGGCGTCCTAATGGCCGGATCAGTCAACAAGGTCATTCTCATTGGCAATCTAGGGCGCGACCCCGAGGTGCGCTCATTCAACAACGGCAACAAGGTGTGCAGCCTGCGCATCGCCACATCCGAGACTTGGAAGGACAAGAACAGCGGAGAGCGCAAGGAGCGCACCGAATGGCACAGCGTTTCGATTTTCAATGACGGGCTTGTCCGCATTGCCGAGCAGTATCTCAAGAAGGGCAGCAAGGTCTATATTGAGGGCCAGCTTGAAACCCGAAAATGGCAGGACCAGTCAGGCGCGGACCGGTACAGCACGGAGGTGGTTTTGCGCGCATACGGCGGCACGCTGACAATGCTTGACGGGCGCGAAGGCGGCTCCGACAGCGGCCAACGCGGCGGCAACCAAGGCGGCGGCGGATACGATCAGGGCGGCGGCTATGGCGGCGGATCATCCTCGGGCGGTGACAGCGGCGGCTACGGCGGCGGGCGTGATCTTGACGATTCTATCCCGTTTTAGGCGGTGAAATCCCAGAATTAGGAGCGAAATGATGCCGACCAAGATCATACGCCAGCCGGATCACATTCATGCGCTCGCCATCCTCCTAGGCGGTCGCAAGATGCCGATCACGGTGACATGGGCGCAGGGTGCAAGCCGGAGCCATGCACAGAACAGATTGGCCCAACGCTGGTTCTCGGATGTGGCAACGCAGCTGGGGGACCAGACGCACGAAGACGTGCGTGCGATGTGCAAGCTGCACTTTGGCGTGCCGATCCTGCGGGCCGAGAACGAAGCGTTTTGCGCGTCCTATGACCGGATCATGAAGCACCTGCCATATGAGGACAAGCTGGCCGCGATCAAGTCTTTTGACCTGCCCGTCACCCGCATCATGACCGTGAAGCAGATGTCGGCATTCATGGACGCAATGCAGCAGCACTGGACGGAGCAGCAGGTGCGCCTGACTGATCCCGAGGCGCTGCGCTATGAACAGGAGTTTAGCTAATGCCCAGAGAGATACCCGAGTGGCGCGGCAAGACCGACGACACGCCCGCCCCTACCCGCGTCCGGCTGCGCGTATTCGATGCCCACGGCGGCAAGTGCGCTGAATGCAGCGCGAAGCTGGGGCCGGCTACCCCATGGGATATGGATCACACGGTGGCGCTGGTGAACGGAGGGCCGAATGCCGAGCGGAATCTACGCCCGCTGTGCAAGCCCTGCCATCGCGGCAAGAGCGCCGCAGACGTAGCACAGAAAGCCAAGGACCGCCGGGTGCGCGCCAAGCACATCGGAGCCGCCCCGAAGAAACGCAAGATGCCTTACCGCCGATTCAACGGAGATGCGGTGTGGAACTGACAGCAGCAAAGGACAGCACAATGACCCGCATCCATGCAACAGGAGATCGCCGCATGACCCGTTCCCCCGAAGTCACCCGCCGCCCGCACCTAGAAACCGCGATCAACATCGCTGGCCTGATCGTTTCCCTGCTGATCGTCGTTGCGCTGGCATGGTACGCCGCTGGCATCATGCCGACTGAATTGGAGGGACATTGAGATGAATATTAACCCTGAAGAATATGACGTAATCGCGCACGCTCTAGGGCTGAGCGGGACATATGACCGATACAAGCCACGCCGCCGCTGGGCATACCGCAACTACTTCGCGGCGGGCGGAAAGGATGTGCAGACTTGGGAAAGCCTTGTGGCGCGAGGATTGGCCGCCACTCTGCGTCCAGTTAATCCTGACAACACCACGCCGGGATTTTCTGTAACGCACGCGGGCACTGTAGCTGCCGGACTGCGGAATTATGTTCCTGCCAGCATCTTGAAGCGGGAGATGCCAGAATGACCCGCCACCCAACAGACGGCAACGCCATCGCAGCCGACGCGCACTATGACCGCGACGATGACAGACTAGGCGAGACGTGCGGGCGTATCGATCCGCCCGACGAAGAGGCACCGCGCGGATACCGGCCCAAGCCGTGCGCGGGCGTGATGGTAGACCTCAACGGAATGGCCGTGTGCGACACATGCGGCATAGCAGGAGAATGGATGTGAGTGATACAAGCGCAGAGGCGGTTGAAACGCTTGCGCAAGGCATTGTTGGGTGCCAGCCATTTGCGCCGTGGCTGTACGAGGCAGGCGATACCCTGCGCGCCCTCGCCGCAGAACGTTACGCCCTACGCGAAGCGAACAGTGCCGCCGCCCTTGATTACCAAGCGTCCATCAGTGCCGCGTATGCGGAGGCAGACGAACTCCGTGCCCAGCTTGCCGCCGCAGAGGCGCAGGCCAAGACGGCGCGGGATGATGCGCTGCGGGAGGCGGCGGATGCCTGCTGTCACCCGACCAACGTAGAGGCTGGCGGTGAGTCGGCTATATGCAGAGGGCGCGTCCTCGCCTTGATCAACACCCCCACGAAGGATCCAAAACCATGACCAAAATCGAATGGACGGAAAAGACGTGGAATCCAATCGTTGGATGCAGCATCGTCTCCCCGGGCTGCACCAACTGCTACGCGATGACCATGGCCGCGCGGATCGAGCGAATGGGCGGCACTCTGCGTCCGTGGCGCTGGTTTGCAGGCATAGCGTGGCGATCAGGAGCCACACGGCTACACCTTGAACCGCGCAAGCCGCTCCATGACATACCGCTCCGCCAGCTTGTCCATCACACCG